CCTTTACATTCTTGATACCAGTTTTGAGTATCACCAGTTCTTACTACTCTTGTATAAACATCTATCTCTTCATCTATCATTTGCTCTTCATCATAATTAGATTTTTGCCTTAAGTTATCAACAAACTCTTGATCAAAAGCATTTATATGTACTGTTTCTTTTGTAATAATTTCCATGATATTACCAACATCATCCCTCTGGCATACAAATCTATCTAGGTGATATACCTTTATGCCTTTATCACCAACATAAAGTAATACATTACCTACTACTATTAGATGTTTTAAAGCTTCAAATAAAGCCACTCTATCGTTTGATATATCTATTTCAGTATTTACAGCTAATTCATAAGATCTTAAAGCTTTATCAATCTCACTACTAAATTCTGGTTGCCCTTCTTTTGCTAATTGAAGAGTATCAAGTGTTAACTGAAACATACTTTGTTCTGGCGGTAGAACAACAGCTAACATTTTTGCCGCAAGAGTATTAACAGCCTTTGCACCAACTGCTTGGAAAGGTGTTTTAATCTTTTGATTCTTACTCTTATTCATCCTATATAAAGATGGGATAGTTAACTGAGCAGCTTCATCTCCATCACGTTCATATGACGATCTTTCTGTCTGTAGCTTGTTATATCTAGCTTCTGCTGTTTCTGTTTGCATTTTTTATCCTATGTTTAGATCACCTAAATTAGATAGTAAAGGTATTCGTAATGAACTTGTACCTAATTTACGTCTAGCTACTTGCCCTGCTGTACCAGTTCTAGTAGTAGAAACTGTTGTACCATCAGCCTTTCTTCTGGTAGCACCTTTTACTGTAGTTTGTTGAGAAGATCTTTTTCTTCCAACTACAGGTGCAGCAGCAGTTGTTTCTGGCAACGGTGCTGGTGGTCTAGGCTCTGGTATTACAGGAGGTGGTGGCGGCTTGGGTGATCTTAAACACATAATTAAGCTTCTGAAATTACAGAGTTTGTAAGCATAGTTTCTTTTTGTCTAGATTGTTGTTCGATTAAATAATCTACAACTGATCTTTGCCCTGCTTTAAACCAAACCTCTCTATCAGTATAAGATAACTCAGGTGGTCGGCTAGGAAAAACTATAGTCAAAGCATTAATAAGCTCATCTGTTATAACTGGTAGTACATCAGATGGCATAAACTAATAAAAGACTTAATTATAATATAACGTGCAACTGCTAATTATCACACTCCTAGTTTTCAAAACTTAGGATTCCAAAGCTTTACTTCACCAGTTGTATAATCATAATCACCTTCTCGTAATATTCTTGCAAGCCTTGCAGTCATAATTGCATCACCTATATTCTGTCCTTTCTTCTCATAAGCAGCTACTACTTTATTCCACATTTCCTCTGTTGATTTAGATTCTCCTAAAATTTTATCTGCTGTAACTGCACCAACTTTTTCTAAACCTTTGTAGTTATCAGTAGGATCTCCACTAAGACTTTGACACATCCATTGTCTATCAGCTTTCTTTTTTGTTATTAGTTCTAAATCATCAGTAGCTAAAAGTTTACAAGGTATAGTTCTCATATCTTTATCAACGCTAACTATTATAGGGTCATCATATCTACCATTAGTTGCACATAACCCAAGTACATCATCTCCTTCTAAGTTGTCATAAAAAACAGAATCATAATTATTTTTTATAGTTTTTATCATTCCTTTTAATCCAAAAGGTTTTGGTTTATTTATTCTATTTAACTTGTAATCAGGAAATATACTATGTCTAAATGTAGGGTAAGAACTTAGACACATAACAACATCATGTTTTTCTTCTACTATGTTTTGATAATGCTCTAACCTACTTTCTATAATTTGTATAATTTCTCTTTCGTCACCCCAAGAACTCCAAGTATGTAAATCCCATTTGATATGCTTTTCAGCAGCACAACAAGAAGAGTAGATTAAATAATCCGCATCAATTAATAAAGTCATTAGAAAATGTTATCAGAGTAAACAATTAAACGACCAGTAGTTTGATCGTAGAGTAACTTATCAACTTCACCTGTCATACCAGTATGTCTAGATTTAAGAATTTTAAGTTGTAGTCTTGATCTTTCAGCTTCATCCCCAGACTGATTTCTGGTCAACGATAAACAAATATCTGATGTTTGAACAAGACCATGTGACCCTCTAATATCTCTAAGAGAAACGTCAGCACCTTCTTCATGTCCTTTACCTTGTGGTCTTGATAAGTGCGATACAACTATTAGTGCTATGTTTGTTTCTTCTGCTAAACTTCTTAATTTTGTAGTAATAAGATCAAGTCCTTTTCTTTCATCACCAATCTTATCTAAGACTCCACTAACAACTATTGATAAGTGATCTAGTATTACTACATCTACTTTATCTACAGTTGCTAGTTCTCTTATCTGGTTTATTAATATCTCAGGTTCAATACTTCCAAAATGGTTATAAAGAAAAAGACTGCGACTTGACGTTAGTTTGTCAAATGCAGCCTTCAGACTAATTTCATCTATGCCATCCTTATTTAAATGTAGAGGAACGTTTAAGTCAATACCTACTAAACCTAATAAGGTTCTTTGTACTGATTCTTCAAGAGCTAGATACCCTACTTTTAAACCTTTTTGTAAGAAGTGATAAGCAAATTCTCTACATATTGTAGATTTACCTGTACCACTACCTGCTGCTATCGTCACCATTTGGGTAGGATATAATCCCATTGTGAATTTATTTAGTTGTGGATATGGATAATCACATATTGGTTCACTTGTTTCTTTAGTAAATAAATCCCAAGCATCAGCACCATTAATAATATGATCTGATCTACAGCTTTGTGCCTTCCAAAGTATGTCTCTAAGTTCATTACTTCGTTTAGCTATTAATAAATCGTTTACATCATTTACACCTTCGGGAAGTCTAGCTATTGCAGCTTTACCTTTTGGTAATGCCGCCATTGCTTTTTCTGCACCTGCTTCACCTGCTTTATCATTATCAAAGCAAATTACTACTCTGCAATATTTATCTAAAAAAGGATAATTTAAAGAAATAAATTTAGCTGCTGACTGTACTCCTGACGGTATAGAAACACAGGGGAACTTATGATCTACAATTTGACTAGCAGCCATGCAATCGGTTTCGCCTTCAAAAACTGATAGGAAGATACCACCAGTACCCTGTTGTCTACATAGATGTTGACCCCACAGTTGTACTTTTCCCATATCACCAATCCATATAAATTTCTTATTTGGAAACTTTATATGTTGTGCTACATCTTTACCGAACTGATCTTTATAGGTAGCAATCTGACAAGGTGAACCTTTATATTCACCAACACCATAACCATATAGTTCGCAAGTCTCTTTAGTGATTCCACGTTTCGGTAAATCTTGATAAGTTACTTTTAATAATTTCACAGGTTCAGTTTTAAAAGGTGACTCTGGTATGAGTTTTAATTTTTTAGTTTTTTTATCTTTATTAGGAAAATATGTATAACCGCAGTCAACAGAAAAACAATAGGCATGACCATCATCAAACCAAGCCAAGTTATCTTTACTACCGCACTCTGGGCAAGCAGTCTTAGTTTTATATTTGCTTTGCATTATGTGATAATGCCATCGTTACTTGTGTGATATTGCTTCAGTTCTATCTCAACCCATTCACCATCTTTATATACTTGCCATATCTTTTTAAATGGGTCAAAAAAGAAATCGCCTTCAATAGGATCTTCTGGTGTCATAGTTTGTACCAAGTGTCAGGAATAGTTTTATCGCAGTAAAGGAATCCATGTCTCTCACACCATTTGGCATAAGAGATGGATTTTTTTGATTTTGATAATCTGGTCTTGCTATTTTGAAAGCAAAACCTTATATCTAATTCGGGTCTTTGCGTCTTAATTGCAAGATGTTTTCTTCTGTCCTCTTTCGAGAAGTAACCCTTTGTTTCAACAATAAAATCGTTGAGGATAAAGTCAGGCTTGTAGCAGCTAATAATTTCATATTTAATAGCAAGTGTTTCATATGTAAATACAAGGTTTTTTTTATTTAAGCTTTCGGCAAAAGCAGCTTCAAACTTACTCTTGTATTTGTTAGAAGTCTGAACCTGATGTTGCGACTGTACTTTCTTCCCAATTTGTTGGGGTTGCTGCTTCTTTTTCTGGGGCAAAACCAAAGTCCTCTGCTGTTTGCATACCTCCGACAAAAGGTACAAAGTGTCTTACACAAATACCTTGTGGTTCTAATTTTAAACCTATGTTGTCCATGTCATAACCAACAATCCTTATATTGACTTGACCAACACTTTCGGGTGCAATCTTATCGTACTTTTTAGTTTCTTCTGGTGTACATAAAAGCATATTGTCACCTTCTTGTTTAAAAAATTTTGGTGGGATTCTTGTATAAGATTCACCATTCTTTTTAACACCCATAGCTCTCATCTTTAGCTTAATAGTGAAACCATCTTCAGTAAATTGCCAGTACTTCATAGGCTCACCATCACCACCACGTTGCCATTTAAATTGTCCTTTTCTCTCAGGATGTGCAGCAACTAAAGCATCTTGAAATTCTTTTTTAATACCTTCAAGTTTATCCATCATATATTCAGCAGAATTTACTTCTGTCTTACCATCTTCCAGCAAGTGTTTCATCTCTGGTTTAATTAATAATGTTGCTTGGTAATTATTATATTTCTGGT